GGGCTCTTGGAAAGTGGTGGAAGGATGCAAGGAAGGAGTACAAGGAAATCTACAGCCCGCAGACTGCAAAATCATTATATACAAAACTTCATACCCATAAATCAGGGCCGGGATTAGAAGAAGCTAGAAAATGGAAAGAGTTCAAGAAGAAGACAGGAAGCAAATGGGTTCCTGAAGGTTTGGAGGGGGAGCACACAATGATGTGGCCTGATAAGTATATGCTCGCCAAGCAGGGAAAATTTGATGTGGCCAAGAGGTTTCGTCAGCCGGAATATCCGACGACGCGACAACGCAACATGAAAAAAAATGACTTGGTTTCACAACTCAAAGTTCGCCTGAATAAGAAATACAAGGCCATTGACGCCTTGAGGGAAAGCGTGAAGCGTTCCAACTCAGGACAGCCTGACCCTGAAACTGTGGCTGAGCTGACGAGAATTAACGCATTGATTGCTGACACGTCCACCCACGCACAGGATCTGGGACTGGCGATCGCTATTCCTGATCGAGCGGGAAACATAAAATATTTTGGAGGAACATATGACAATTTCATGGATCTGGCCAAGTCCTACCATAAGGGTGTGAGGCCACAAGGACAGGATATTATCGGACCTCCAAAGCCATTGGCCGAGGGAGTGAAGTTCGCGGCCGGCGGACCCGTGGTGGAAGAGGAGACAGTCGACATATTTGAAGATCCTGTCTACGAGGACGTGGACGAGATAGACTACAAGGCGGAACAGGCCAAGATGATGGGGAAAAAATTTGATATAGGAAAATCTACTCCTTTGAATGTAGCGGACGATATTTACCAGAGAAGGATGGATCAAAGCGCCCTTCTTCACAAAATTACCGGTCAGCCCATAGAGGACGTGGCGAAGCATCTTGAAAAGAAGCATCTTGATGAGAGCAATTACAGTGACGCAACGCGGAGCTATATCAGGAGCAGGGAGAATTTAAGGGAATATGAAGATGAATATAGGGAGAGAGTGTTCACGGATATTCAAGAAACCGGCTTCATACGGCCAGAAACAAGGGAATGGTATGATAATTTAAAGTATGATCAGGAGTACAAGGACATGACGGCCACTCTTAATGAGCCCCAGTTTCAAGAAGCGCGTGACAACGCCAACAAGGAAATATTTATGGAACAGATGAAAGGGCACAGTTGGGACATGGTGGATAAGGTTATGGATGTCTATCAAGTCTTTAATCCCTTCGCACTTGCCGCGCTTTCACATAAGACGACATTTGACAAGCAGATTAAAGATTTTGAATATACATACGAGAACTGGGATTATAATAATGACAATATTCCTGACATAGATCAGCCAGGCCCTCTGAGGGATCGTGTCTTAGGACCTGAAGGATTAAACTTTCCTGAGTATACGAAAAAACAGATGGCACAGGATGCCCTTTTCGCTGTACTGGGTGGATCAACATTGATTTTTGGCGGTCCGTATTCCTATGCCAATCGTTTAGTGAAGATGTTGAAAAATCCTAATCTGTCCAAGACATCAAAAATAATTAGGTTTATGCCAAGAATATTAGGAGTTCCAACAAGAAAAGAAGCTGTTGAGCTGCTTAAGATGGTTACGACAACTCCTATAAAGTGGGGAGCGAAGAAGATATGGAATAATTTTGACAGGAGGCTGATAACCAACGCAGCGAAGATCATTGCCCTTATTGAAGCGGCGCAGATTCCAGAAGAGACTAAAGGCAGAAGAGAGTATTTGGACTGGGTGGAGAAGGAAAAAGCCGATCCTCAATACAAGGACATGTATGATGAAATGTTTAAATGGCATCTGGAAGTATCACTAGGAAAAGACCCCGTGGAGAGAATTACGGAGGAAGATGAGTTGAAGAGCCCTGGCGTAATTGAAAAGGAAAAGAAGAGATGGGAAGACCAGCCCTGGCAGTTAAGACAAATGGTTGAAGATGATGTGGAAAAATGGTTAAAAGAACATATGAATAAAAAGGATAAAAAACTTACACAGCCAGGAACTCCCATACATCGAACTAAAGGCTTGGCATATGGAGGAGATCCGAATGACTTAAGTAGCGGAATGGCGGGGGATGATCCTTATTTTGATTTAAAAGCCCTGGACTTGGACCTGGAGCCTTTTGAACCAGTGGAGGAGTTGGATATATTTGAGGAATCAAAACAAGAGGTTCCTTCTATTCCTGGGAGAAAAACACAAGACGTGTTTCAAGCGGCCGAGGATGCGGGCTTTGAGGAATATCAGGTGGCCAATACCGTCTTTGGGAAGGTGCCGGGATGGGCGATAAAAGGCCTGAACAAGGTGGACGATTTGATTCAGGAAGGAAGACAAGTAAAGAATTTAATAAAAATAGGCGATGAAGTGGCGGAAGCGACGAAGTCGGTTGGAGAAAAGAGCAATCGATTCTTTTCAAACATAGAAGCCAAGTTGCTGGATCCTGACGCGCCCAAGGTGTTTGACTCACCGGCTGATTTATTCAACTGGTTTAATTCAAAGGGGATTGGAAGAATTGAAATTGAGGACTATCAAATTCCAGCTCTTCTTGACACAGCGGGAAGAATGGGCAGACCGATCACCAAGGAAGAATTATTATTACGTATTAAAGAAGCGCCAATTAGAAAACTTAAGACAAAGAAACTAGGATTTGGAACAGAAACAGGTGACGTCGCTAAGTATGGCGATCAGCATATGGAGAAAGGATATCTTCCTGGAACATACAGGGAGAATATTTTGTATCTTGACGCGGGGGACATTCCCGGGGACATAGGAAAGTATAAGCACAGTCAGCATGGATTCTTCAGTGACAAGGAAAAGAAATATGTGATCGGGTGGACGCGGTCCTCGGATCGTCCCGCTATCATCCCTGACGTAAAGGCGATCACCGACGTCACTGATAAGACAAAAAAATTACAAACCAAGATTGATCGTCTCACCGACATCACGAAAATGCTGCCGGAGGAGATGTCCGCGAAGCACACCATCAGCCTGGATCAGTCGCGCAAGAACATCGCTCACGCCGAGAAAGAGCTGAAGAAAGCCGTCAAGCAACTGGAGGAAGTGGGAAAAGGAAAAGCTGCGGCGGGAGGAGAGCAGATAACCGTGACCTTCGCCGATGAGATCCAGTCCGATGTTTTTCAAACCTACCGAAAGCACTTGCAGAACGCGAAAAAGGACTATGAGGAAATACTTGCCCGTGCCATCAGCCCGCGTGACAAGGAGAAGATTAAGGCGATGGAATGGGGGGATCAGGCCTATGAGGTGAAGACGGATGTTGACGTCATTGGCTATTACGACAAGTACAAGGACATCATGCGTCCCATGTTTCGAACAGTGGAGGATTTCAAGGACTACATCAAGGAGTTAAAAAAGTCACAGGAAGTGTTCACGGATTTTGCTAAGATACAGCCCGGCCAGATGACTAAGGAACAATTAAAACTGGTGAGAGCATCAGGAAAAGAGAGGGATAAGGTTCTTCAGGTGTTCGAGGAGGCTTTCACGAGCCCTGAAGTCATGAAGAAACTGTTCCCCAACATTCCGTTCAAGGACCGCAAGGCGTGGGGAGACGCTCTTGTCAAGAATGACCTGCACGATGCTGCGACGCGCCTGTTCGTCACGAAGGATGCAAACGCGCCGACGTGGTACTCGATTTCACCCGAGGATCTCATTCAGGCTCGATACAGTCAAACAGGATCGACCGCCACTCCTCTGGCAAACCGAACAAAGGACATGAAGGGAATTGGAACAAGTGAGTTTTACGGGGGACCCAACGCCGCGGATCCAAACGGCAAGCATTTCACCAGCACGCTGGAAGCAGCTCTTCGCCGAGCGGCGAAAGCTAATAACAGTGAAATAAAGACAATTAAAGTGGCCGTGGGGGAACCGAGAACAAAGAAACATACAGTACAGGTGTTCAGTGAAGAAACAGGAAACGTCATTAAGGAATTCAAAGTCAGCAAGACAGGTGGAAAAGAAGAATCTCTTGCCAGCGCCATAGAAAAAGCAAAAAAATTCATAGCTGATTCTCCTTACGAGAGCATTAATTTCAAGGCGGTATCAACACCTTCAGGCTTTAAAACTGTAGATGCGTATGCTATAAAGCTAACACCAGAGATGGTATTACCATCAAAAACACACATGGCAGCAGGTGGATATGTTCACTCTCCTTTTGTTTCCATAGATGAAGTTATAGGAGCACATGCTTAATGGCCATTGATAAACCCGCTAGATACGACCAACCTCAGACAGTTAATGACGAATTGCTCATTCCTCCCAAAGTAGGAGAGGAAGTGGAATTGATTCCGGGAACAGATGAGGAAGTTAATATTGAAATGATGGAAGACGGCTCTGCCATTGTTGGAGAGCAGGAGAGACAAATTGAAAGTGGATTTGACGCCAATCTTGCTGAATATCTGGATGATAGTTCTTTAGGTCTTATTTCTTCGGATTTACTGGCCTCTTATGAAGAAGATCTTACTTCTCGAAAAGAATGGTCAGAAACATATACCAAAGGACTAGAGCTTTTAGGATTAAAATATAATGAAAGAACACAACCTTTCGCGGGCGCGTCAGGCGTAACACACCCTCTTCTGGCTGAATCTGTTACCCAGTTTCAAGCCCAGGCTTACAAGGAGTTGTTACCAGCAGGCGGTCCCGTTCGCACTCAGATTATTGGAAAAATAACAAAGGCAAAAGAAGAACAAGCTGAGCGCATCAAGGACTACATGAATTATCAAATCATGCATGTTATGAATGAATTTGATCCTGAAGTAGATCAAATGTTATTTTATCTTCCTCTGGCTGGTTCCACTTTTAAGAAAATTTATTATGATGACACTTTGGGGAGAGCAGTCGCAAAATTTGTTCCAGCGGATAATTTGGTTGTTCCTTATACGGCCACTGACTTAGAACAATCAGAGCGTGTAACCCATGTTATTAAAAAATCAGAAAATGAAATTCGTAAATTACAGGTTACAGGTTTTTACCGTGACGTCGATATACAAATTTATGATGGAAAGGATAGAATTACTGAACAAGAAAGAAAAATTTCAGGTGTTCAGAAAGTAGGATACAGTTCCGAGGAATACACCTTACTGGAAATTCATGCCAATTTAGATTTACCTGGTTTTGAAAATGAAGATGGAATAAAGATTCCCTACATTATAACTATTGATGAAGGATCTGGAAAAGTATTATCCATTTATCGAAACTATAAAGAAGATGATAATTTATTTAAAAAACAAGAATATTTTGTTCACTATAAGTTTTTACCTGGCCTTGGTTTTTATGGTCTTGGTCTTATCCACATGCTCGGAGGTTTATCCCGAACAGCAACGTCAGCTCTTAGACAGCTTATCGATGCAGGTACGCTGTCCAATTTACCAGCGGGCTTTAAAGCTCGAGGACTGCGAATTAAAGACGATGACAGTCCCCTCCAACCAGGAGAATTCCGGGATGTAGA